TTTATGAATGCGAAAGGTCAGGCCTTAAGAGCTTTTGCGGATTTGGTGAATGATGGGCAATCGCAGTTTAGTAAGCATCCCGAGGATTTTGTGTTGTTTGAGTTAGGTGAGTATGATGACCAGACAGGTCAGGTAGTAAGTTTGGCCGCTCCCATGAGTTTGGGAGTCGGTGTTGAGTTTAAAGAAGGTGGAGTGAATGGCCAAGAATAAGCGTTTGCCTAGCGTTATGAAGCATCAGTTTAGTCAGGTGCCTCAGGCGACTATTCCTAGGAGTTCTTTTGATCGGAGTTGTGGTCATAAGACCACTTTTGATTCCGGGTATTTAGTGCCGGTGTTTTGTGATGAGGCGCTCCCGGGTGATACGTTTAGTCTTCATGCGAGCTTTTTAGCTCGCTTGAGTACACCGAAGTTTCCGATCATGGATAACATGTTTTTGGATACGTTTTGGTTTGCTGTGCCGATTAGGCTGCTTTGGGCTAATTGGCAGAAGTTTAATGGTGAGCAGGACGATCCAGGTGATAGTACTAGTTTTTTGGTACCCACGATGACGTCGCCTGGAGGTGGTTATACGGAGTCTAGTTTGTCGGATTATTTGGGTATTCCGACTAAGGTCGCGTCTTTGACGCATTCGTCGCTTTGGCATAGAGCGTATAATTTGATTTATAACGAATGGTTTCGCGATCAGAATTTACAGGATAGTGTTGTGGTGGATACGGATGATGGTCCGGATTCACCAGGTGATTATGTTTTGTTGAGAAGAGGCAAAAGGCATGATTATTTTACAAGTTGTTTGCCTTGGCCTCAGAAAGGAACGGCGGTGACGTTGCCGTTGGGCACGCAAGCGCCGGTTACAGGTATTGGTGCTAGAGTTAATACGTCGCCTTATGATGTGTCGTCTCAGGCAGTTTATGAGACTGGTGGGACCGGAACGGTCACTTATACAGCTAGTTCTCAGACGGCAGGTACGTCAAGGGATTTCCACATTCAGGAAGATCCCAATAATGCAGGTTTTCCTGGTATATATGCAGATTTGAGTGCGGCGACGGCTAGCACAATTAATGCTTTAAGAGAAGCATTTCAGATTCAGAAGTTATATGAGCGAGACGCTAGAGGAGGGACGCGTTATACGGAGATAATTAGAAGTCATTTTGGAGTTACCAGCCCTGATGCACGTTTGCAGCGTCCTGAGTATTTAGGAGGTGGTTCATGTGCTGTGAATATCTCCCCGGTACCACAGACGTCGGAGACGGGAACCACGGCGCAGGGTAATTTAGCTGCATACGGTACTTGTGCTGGTTCAATGCATGGTTTTACGAAGAGTTTTACTGAGCATTGTGTTCTCCTCGGCCTAGCGTGTGTGCGTGCGGATCTGAATTATCAGCAGGGTTTAGATAGGATGTTCAGCCGCTCCACACGCTGGGATTTTTATTGGCCAGCGTTGTCGCATATTGGTGAGCAGGCCGTGTTGAATAAGGAGATTTATGCGGATGCTAGTGCGAATGATGATCTCGTATTTGGCTATCAAGAGAGATATGCTGAGTATAGATATAAGACTTCTAAGATTACAGGTGAGTTTAGGAGTAATGCGACTACTAGTTTGGATGTTTGGCATTTGGCCGAGGATTTTGCTAGTTTGCCGGTTCTTAACGCGTCATTTATTACCGAAGATCCGCCGGTTTCGAGAGTGGTTGTGACTTCGACAGAACCTCAGTGGATTATGGACGCGTGGTTTAATTTGAGATGTGCGAGGCCAATGCCTACGTATAGCGTCCCAGGTTTGATAGATCATTTTTAAAGTTCCATTTTTAGCGGTTCTCGCGGGCGGAGCCCGAGGTCAGTGTAACATGACCTCGGGCGACACCTTATTTTAGGAGTTTTATGAGTAGTTATTTAGGAGACGTTTTGCCCGAGGCGATGGCTATCGGAGGACAAATCGGCGGTGGTGTGTTACAGTACGCGACAGCCCGTAGAGTGGCTAAGGATCAAATGCGTTTTCAGAAATATATGAGTAATACAGCGTATCAGCGATCAATGGAAGACATGAGGAAAGCAGGTTTGAATCCTATATTAGCCCATGCGGTAGGCGGAGCGTCGACGCCAAGTGGAGCCGGTTTTGTTCCGGAGAATATTCTCGGGCAAACGGTTAGTAGTGCTATGCAGGTTCGTCGCGCTAAGGCTGAGGTTGATAATATTAGGGCAGAAAATGCCAATATTAAGGCTCAGACAGCGAAGATTAGCGCGGATGCCATGTTGGCAAGAGCTTTGACTAAAGCAGCGTATACGGAGACAGGTTTGAAAGGAGCCGATGTTAGATCGGATTTTCGTGGAGAAAGTAAAGCGGACAATCGATGGATTGGTCCGGCAATTGGTTATTTGATGAGGTCAGTTATAAAATGAGAGTACAAAGGCATTTTAAAGGCGAGAGTTTGACGGAAGGTTCTCATCAGAAGAGTTGTGATGTGAATAGTATTTTGAAGAAGTTTGAGAAGCATGGGGCACTTACCCATGTGAATAATGCAGAGCCTAGGTATATGGATTGTCAGGCAGTGGATTATCAACAGGCTTGTACGACAGTCGTACAAGTAGAACAGGCGTTTATGCAGTTGGATGCCGAAGAGAGGGCTAAGTATGAGAATAATCCAGAGTTATGGTTGGCCTCTCAAGGAGTAGTAGAAGAAGATCAAGTTGGTGAAGCCAACGAATTGAAGGACCATGTTCCTGAGGTTAAGGAAATGGTCGAGGAAAGTAAGGAAGAAGGATGAAGGTAGGTCGGTTTTTCATCCTGTTTTTGTTCCGGATTATTTCGCGGTCAAGTTTGGACTCGCGAAGCCGCGCACAGGTAGCTACTTGATCTAACTGTGCGCAGTGACACCAAGGTTGAGTACGCGAAGCGTTTTAGGGTGAAAAAAAAGAGAGGTTTTTATGGCTAGGAAGCGGATGAAGTTGAAGAGGCGTAGGAGTCGTCGGTTGTTTTCTAAGACGGCGTCTAGGTCTCATCAGAGGAATGTAGCTAAGCCCATGAGAGGTGGTATTCGTTTGTGATAGGTTTGGAGTTGTGTTATGGTAGGTGCAAAGCATAACACCACTCCGGGCCTCACAGTCATTATGTGAGGCCTTTTTTGTTATTACGCGTAGTTGTTGGCAACTCCCTGGCAAGGCGACGAGAATGGGTACCATTTCTCGTCGGAGTTGCCTTGACGGGAGTTGTCGACGACTAGACGCGCACCTTAGGAGATGTTATGCCTTGTTATAAGCCGCATTTGGCTTACCGGAGTGATGAAATCACGAGGACTGGTAAGCGAAAGGTTAAGTTTGTGAAGTTCGGTCCCGGTCGGGACCGTGATAAATCATTTGACAGAATGTTGTTGGAAGCTGACCCGTTTAGCGGGGAAGAGAGTGAGTATTTTACGTTGCCCTGTGGGCAGTGTATTGGTTGTCGTTTAGAGCATGCTCGATCATGGGCTGTGCGTTGTATGCACGAAGCGGAGATGAATGAGGATAATTGTTTTTTAACGCTGACTTATAGTGATGAGTTTTTGCCTAAAGATGGAAGTTTGGATGTCACTGAATGGCAGCGTTTCATGAAACGCCTGCGTAAGAAGTTTAAGCGAGGACGGAACAATGAAGGTATTAGGTATTTGCATTGTGGCGAGTATGGTGACGACTTTGGCAGGCCTCACTACCACGCTTGTGTGTTTAATCACGATTTTGCTGATAAGAAGTTTTTTAAGAAGGTGAAAGGAGGAGTTTTATACGTAAGTGAAGAGTTGCAGAAGTTATGGCCTTACGGTTTTTCTACGATAGGCCAGGTGACGTTTGATTCGGCAGGATATTGCGCGAGGTATTCGTTAAAGAAGGTGAATGCTCACCTGAAGGATTATGGTGATCGTGCCAGAGAGTATGGGACCCAAAGCAATGGTCTTGGGTTGAAATGGTTAGAGAAGTACTGGAAAGAGGTATATGGCTTAGATCGTGTGAACGTCGTTAGAGATAAGGGATCTTATCAGTGTAAGGCTCCGAGGTATTATGATAACAAGTTTCAGGAGTGGTATCCGGAAGCTTGGTATTTTATCAAGGAAGCGAGGGATGAGAAGGCGAAGGCCAATATGATGGATAATACGGTTGAGCGATTGCGCGTAAAGGAATATATTAAGATGCAGCAAGTCGAGAGACTGCACAGAGAATATGATAAAGCAATATAGGAGAACCACTATGATTATGAAGATGTTTTCATGCTATGACAGTAAAGCGGAAGCGTATATGCAGCCATTTTTTATGAATGCGAAAGGTCAGGCCTTAAGAGCTTTTGCGGATTTGGTGAATGATGGGCAATCGCAGTTTAGTAAGCATCCCGAGGATTTTGTGTTGTTTGAGTTAGGTGAGT